CGTGCAATTAACGCATTCAGAAACAGAGGAGTCGTTAGTGTTAACGTCCGGATCTGGGCAGATCACATTGAATGTTAATGATATGACGGTAAATATTCCAGATTCAGGCGGGATAACAGCCCCAGGCGTTTATTGGGTGCGAGTGACATTTACTGACGCGCAAGGCAATGTGCGCGGGTTAACGCCTGATACAGAGACGTTAAAGTTCTGGAAGTAATTGCAAATATAAAATTACGATATTTGCCTGTAATTACTAGCGCTTAGCCGTTATTGTGCCACCAATCCATAAAGGTTGGCGGCTATGCGGCTTTCTGATGTAATCAATGCACCCTGGGCAATTCAGCCTGAAATCCTAAACGAAATTCAAAGCGTTTACGCGGCGCATGCCCGCAACGAGCACATTAATATAGCTGCGGTTGAAGCGCGTCTAGGTAAGCCATTAGCAAACGAGCCGCAAGGTTATACAGTGCAAGATGGCGTGGCGGTAATACCGATTCACGGCGTTATCGGCAAGCGGATGAATATGTTTTCGCAAATATCCGGCGGCACATCTACCCAATTAATAGAGCGCGATATAAAAACCGCTCTTTCTGATCCAAAAGTAAATTCTATTTTGTTGCATATCGATTCACCTGGCGGCACGGTGGACGGCACGCAAAATCTTGCAAGCGTAATCCGAGACGCAAAGACACAAAAGTCGGTTATGGCATTTGCTGACGGCACGATAGCAAGCGCGGCGTATTGGATCGGGTCGGCTGCTGATGGCGTTGTGGCGGCATCTGATACAACCCAAATCGGGTCAATCGGTGTTGTCGCAACACACACAGATTACTCGAAAGCTGAGGAATCGCAAGGGATCAAGACCACTGAAATCACAGCGGGCAAGTACAAGCGCATAGCAAGCAGTAATGCGCCTCTTACAAAAGAAGGGAAAGAGTACATTCAAGATCAAGTCGATCAGCTTTATACGATTTTTGTGGATGAAGTGGCACAAAATCGCGGGGTTGATGTTGATACGGTAATAGAGGACATGGCCGACGGTCGTGTTTTTTTGAGCAAGCAAGCAAAAAAGCGCGGGATGATTGACGACATCGCAAGCTTAGAAACTACGATTAACAACATGGCAACAGGAGTTTGGCCGATGAATAAGCAAGTACAGCAAGACAAGCAGCCGGAACCGGTTGCGATGACTATTGAAACGGTAAAAGCGGAATATCCAGAAATAGCGCAAGCACTGGCCAAAGAAGGTGCAGAGCAAGAACGCGCAAGAATTCAGGCATGTGAAGCGGCTGCTTTAGCTGGTCATGAAGCAATTGTGAACGCCATGAAATACGACGGCAAATCAAGCGGTCAAGACGTTGCGATGGCGATTGTTCAAGCCGAGCAAAAGTTACGCGCAAATCATCTTGAATCGGTTCGAGCAAATGCGCCTCAAGTGGTTCCGTTGGCAGCAGTTCCGGCTATCGAAAAGGATGATTCCGTAATCGATAAAAGCAAGCCGGTTGACCAATGGGCGCAAAAAGCATGGGATGCTGATGAAAATATCCGAGCCGAATTTGGTAATTTTGAAAGCTATTTGGCTTTTGAGAAAGCGTTTGCTGCTGGAAAAGTAAGAGTGGCACGAGCTTAATTTTTTAACCCTAACGCCGTGATGGCGCTGGAGAACTAAATGACTACACTAGCAGCAAACAAACAACGCCAATTCGAGCTTGGCGATTTAAATCACATTCCGGTCATTGCATCGGACATCATCTACGAGGGCGCAGCGGTTGGAGTGGTTCCGGCTTCTGGTCACGCGCAACCGTTAACAGCTACTGATAGATTTGTGGGTTTTGCGGTATCCAAAGCAGATAATTCAGCAGGCGCAGCAGCAGCGATCAATGTCGAGGTGGTGTATCGCGGCGAGGTTCAGTTATCTGTAACTGGCGCGGTAATAACCGATCTTGGCCAGCCAATCTACGCAACCGATGACGACACTTTTCAATTTTCTCCGGTTGGTGGTGTGTTCATTGGTTTTGTAAAACGCTTCGTTTCAAGTGGGGTGGTTATCGTCGAGTTTGACGCGTACGCATTCCGTGATCCGTGGGCACACAAAACCAAGCGCGAAGAATTGACCGGAACTAAAACATTTGATGCTGAGGATTCAGGCAAGTTGTTCACAGTTACAGCGGACGGCGATGCCGACGCATTGACGCTTCCTGCAATAGCTACCGGCTTATCCGGTATCACTATTCTGGCAATTGGCGCATTTGGTACGACGGCGGTAACGATTGATCCTAATGCGTCAGACATGATCATGGGGCCTGATATTACCGGCGCTGATAACAAAGATTTGATCTTGACCAAAGCAACTCAACGCCGCGGCGATTTTGTCACGCTGATTGCTGGTGATGCTGATGGATACATGGTCACTGAAATGCGCGGCACATGGGCGCGTGAAGCATAGATTTTAGTAGCAATTGAGGCGGGGTAACGCTGTGAAGCCGTGATCCCGCAATTACAAACCTAACGCCGTGAGGCGCTGGAGAAATAAAGATGGCAGATCAAAGCATTCTATCTAGTCGCGCAGTGATTGGCATGTATTACGCGCAACTCGAACAAAGCGCCGGGGCAACATGGATCGGCAGCGTATCAAATCTCTTTAATTCAGATCAAGCAAGCGAAACGTACCCGTTTCTTGGCCAATCGCCAACAATGCGCGAATGGTTGGGCGGCAGAGGTGAGAAAGCGCTTGCATCAAATAGCGTTACGATTATTAACAAGCATTATGAAGCAACGCTTGGCATAGCTACTAAAGATTTACGAAGAGATAAAACCGGCCAGATTCAAGCAAGAATCCAAGAGTTTGTTGATCAGGATATGCGGCATTGGGGCAGCTTGTTAAGTGATTTTATTCTGGCAGCACCTTCAACAACTTGCTACGACGGTCAATACTTCTTTGATACCGATCACTCCGAAGGTAGCTCAGGTTCTCAAAGCAACGACATAACCGTTGATATTTCAGCGCTTCCGGCAGCTTCTCATGGGTCAACGACCGCGCCAAGCGTGGAAGAAATGCAGCAAGCGATCATGCTTGGTATCGCTCAAATACTGTCCTTCAAAGACAATCAAGGCGAACCAATGAACGACAATGCACGCGAATTTCTTGTCATGGTTCCGGTGAGCTTATGGGCAACGGCAACAGCTGCAACAAGCGCAGTATTAACCGCATCGCTGGCGCAAAATTTGAACCCGAACGGCATGAATGGGATGAATGTGCGTGTGGAAATGAATCCGCGTCTTACCTGGACAGATTCGTTCGCAATTTTCCGCACTGACTCTCCAATTAAAGCGCTGATTCGCCAAGCAGAAACGACGCCACAATTGCAAATACTGGATGAAAATTCAGAGCACGCATTTAAAAATCAAGAAATTCTGATTGGCATTGATTCTTGGCGTAACGCTGGTTATGGGTACTGGCAACGTGCTTGTTATGTGACTCTGGTGTAATCATGGAACGCTACCTAACGACCGACACGGTCGAGTTATTAAGTGGCGTTCTTGATCTGAATGAAGATCAAGCAAGACGGCGCAAAGGATGGCTTAAGAAACTTGATTCCGGTTTGTTTGAAATCATTAAGCCGGTACAGTTCAAGGCTGGCGAGGGATTAGGCTTTGAAGGCGAATTATCCAAGTATCACTTGGAGCGCATGATAAGCGAATCCGGTGAACCTGTTGTGAAATCCGAGGAACCACAAGAGCCGGTTACGTTCGAGGCCATTGCCACAAAAGCAAAGGGCAAAGCTAAAAAATGATGACTGAGGACGCATCGGTTTTTTTTGATACCGACGATTTCGCGGAGACGGTAACTATTGACGGGGTTTCTGTCAATGGCGTCTTTGATGCGGAATTTGTAACGGTTGATTATGTTGAAACAAAAAAACCGGTGTTTTCTTATGTTCGCACCGATGCACCTAGCGCTGCTTATGACTCTACTTTAGTGCGAAGCGGCACAACGTACAAAGTAAAGGGCGTGCAGCCGGATGAAACAAACATGATTAATAAGCTGATTCTGGAGAAACAGTAATGGCGAATCATGTTCGGCAACAGTTACGAGAAGCAGTAGCAACTGCTGTGACTGGATTATCCACGACCGGCAGCCGCGTCTATCAAAGCCGAGTTTATCCGCTGGATACATCAAGCTTGCCTTGTTTGCTGGTCACGAGCGATGGCGACAAATCCGAAGCAATCACCGTGCATTCACCTTACCAGCAAGAACGCGCCACAACGATCAGGATTGAGGGCTTGGCAAAGGCCGTGAGCAACATTGACGATACGTTGGACACGATCAGCAAAGAAGTTGAAACCGCCATTGCTGGATCATCTACCGCAATTGTTAAAGGCATGATTTATCAAGGCGCACAAATTGATTACGACGGCAGCGGAGAGCAGCCCATTGGCAAAGTAACCATGATTTTCACAAAGGATTTATACACCTTATCGAACGCACCAGATGTACTGATTTAATTGATTAACAACCTTAACGCCGAGATGGCGCAGGAGAAAGCAAGATGGCAAACGCTCAGGTATTACGAAATGCGGTTGTGCAGATTCAGACCGCATTGGGATCAGCAAAAACAATCACGGGAATAACAAAAGCGTCTCCGGCTGTAGTGACAGCAACGCATGATTATAACGTAGGTGATTACGTTCTTATATACGATGTTGGCGGGATGACACAGGTAAATGATCGAGTTTACCGTGTTTCAGCCGTTAGCACGACAGTTTCGTTTACGCTCGAAAGTATTGATTCTTCTGGTTACACAACATACACAAGCGGCGGCACTGCCAAGAAAATCACATTTGGCGCGTCATTCGACAACATCACGCAGTTGGATATACCTGATGCAACACCTGATGAAATCGACGTTACCTCAATCCATGACGACGAGCGACAAATTGAGTTTGGTCACGCTGCGGCGCAGAAAGGTTCATTTAGCTGTATTGCTGATCCATTAGCTACTGCAGTTGTTGAGGTTGGTACGGCTGACAGGGCGCAAGAGCGCAGAGCCTTTTTGGTGACGTTGGCTTCCGGTTACAAAGCGCTATTTAACGCCTATTGCTCAGGCGGAACAGGTTTCAGCGGCGGCGTAGGTGCTGCCGGTACTGGTCAGATTTCTCTCTCGCTGCGTACTAAAGCGCAGTGGTTCTCAAGCTAGAAGCGTGGGGATTTGCCCCGGCGCTTGT